TGGAGTTACATAACCTCTTTGTTCTTTGTTTAAAATATACAAGACTGTATTATATACTGTATTTATATTTACCATTCTAATATTTTTATTATAATACAGAGGTGACTAATGTCACCCCTATATTATTATCACTTGTTAATTTAGTTTTTTCTCTATAGATTTAAAAACTTCAACACCTTCATCTGTCTTCAAGAAAGCAGCAAATGCCGAAAATGGATTTTCATCAAACGGTACATTCATTAATTTTCTATCATTAGATCCCCAGAAGAAAGTTCTTTGATCTTGAGATATTTTAATTACACCAGTTTCTTGTGCTCTAATTGCTAAGTTTCTTAACATTACATTTTCATCATTAGCTAAGTCAATAAATAGTTTTGGATTTCTTTTAGCAAACAATAACAAATCTCTTTTTATTTCTTTAGAACTCATTAAGTTTACTTTAGATCCGAATTCTACACGCATAATTGCTTCGGCTTGATCTATATCAATATTTCTAGCAGCGTTTAAAGCATCGATCTCCCATTCAATATGATCTAATTCATTAGCAGCAACTGCAACTGGTTTAAATTCATAGTATAACTTATCTTTTAAAGGGTGATATAAACTTAGCAACTTTTGTAAAGCTACATTGTTAGATGGAACATTTAATGTACCATCTTTAAAAACAATATGACCTAATGTTGCTTCTCCTTGCTGTTCATCTGCAAATGGAGAGCTCATATTAGTTGCGTATCTTAGTTCTCTTTGTTTTTGTTTTTCACTATCAAACCAAAGCAACGAGTGTTTTCTTGTGTGCTTACCTGGTATTGTTAATGTTAACGGAGATTTTCTACCCTTTAAGTAGTATACTCTATCTTTTACTTCCCACTCTGGTTTTTTTAACCTTGTGGTTTCTTTTTTTGGTTTTTCAACCACTTTAGTTGTTTCTTCAACTACTTGAGTTATTTCTTCAACAACTTCTTCTTTTTTCTTTTTTGCCATAATATAATAAAATTAAATAGTTAAAAGGTATATGGGCGCCGAAGCGCCCTAACCTTTATGAATAATTACACTCCTTTGAATAATTCCTTTGAATAATACAAAGTTGTTAGCAGCTTGTGTTACTAAACATCTTTCTGATAGGAAGTTGATTTCCATAGCATCAAGAGTTGAAGTAAACGCACCACCTGCAGAACCAGTAATCCAAGACTTCATTCTTCTGTCATCAGCTTGAGAAGCTCTATATCTAACATGTAAGAAAGGTCTTCTGATATTAGTTCCTAAGATTTGATCATAAACTGTAGAAGTTCCAGCAGGTACTAATACACCTTCAATTGAATTGATACCGTTAATAGCACCTCTTGTAGAAGCGTCATTTAAGTATTTCCATGAAGTTTTGTAAAAGTCATAAGAACCTCTTCTAAATCCAGAGAATCCTAAGTTAAGTGCCATTTCTTCTGAATTTTCAAATAATCCATAAGCAACACCACCATTACCACCAGCAGAAATACCTGCAAGCATGTCATCAAAATCTAGCTCAGTTTGTCTTTGTAAGAAAAGCATGTTTTCTTCAATAGCACCTTGAGTATCTAGGTTTCTAAGAATCTCATCAAAGTCAGTGATACCTGTTGCAGCAGTAAAACCTACTTCAACATTTCCTCTATCTTCGATAGCAGCAAATAAACCTTGTGTACCTGGTAATTGAGCAGCGCCATAAGCAGTTGCAGCAGCGTTGTCATTTAATTCACCTTCTACACATACCATTTCTAGGTAATCTTCAAATCTTAATCTTGTTTCAGACTCAGACTTTAAGTACCATAGGTATCCTGAAGCACCATCTTCTGTAGCAACTTCTACCCAACCAATTTGTGCCATATCAGAACCAGATACTACGTACTGATCTCTAATAATTACTGGTGAGTTAGCAAATTGAGTAAAGCTAGGCTCTACACTATTTCTAACAGCTGAGTTACCAGCACCAGCACCAATTGTAGTTCCTTTAGTATAAGCAGAACCATAAACAAACACTTTTAATCCAGCAGCAGAGAAACCTTGAACAGTCAAGTTGTTTCCTGAGTCTTGGAAAGATGTTACGTCAATAGTACCAGCTACACCTAAAACAGAAGCAGTAACAATACACTTAGCTTCTAATCCAGTTGCTGGATCTAAAACTACTACAGTATCGTTAATACTCATTACGTTTTCTTGTGGTGGAACTGTTGGTCCAGCAATCGTTAACGTAGTTGTTCCTGCACCTACAGCTGTAATACTTACACCATCATATGCAATATGTAATCTATTTTGTTCAGACCAGATTACTTGATCTGAGGTCATTGGCATTTCTGCACCAACCATTCTTAAAAATCCAGATAACGTTCTGTTTCCATAACGCTCTACTTCTTGTTCGTAGACCTCTGGTAAATACTGCTCGGCAAATGTTCCTCCTCCAGCTGGGTCATTAAACTGTAAATAGTTTGTGTTTAATAACTGTTGCGTTTGAGAAGGTAAAATTGTACCGAACTGTGGATTTAATGTACCCATAATTGATAAATTTTAAATTAGTTAAACTTTTTTGTTTTAATTTTAAGTCTTGTAGAATCAGCACCACTAATCGATTTTACTTTCAATCCACCTATGTAAACTTCACCTGTATTTCCTTCTCTTGCTTTAACATCAGAAAGATTTTTAGATTTGCTTACAACATCTTTTACTGCATCGGCTTTACCTTGCTCGTAAAAATGAGTAGCGATTTTATCTACGTTTTCAGCAGCATACATTGCTTTATGATAACCGCTCGGGTCTACTACATTACCATCTGCATCTAGGAACTTCCCTATCAGATTGTTAATGTTTGATTGGTTCTCTGCAACTACATCGCGATTTTGAATATTATACTTGTACTTCTTACCACCAACTTCAAAATCAAAACCTTTGAATTGATCGTCGAATAGTTCTTGAGTACGCTGTTTAAATTCCGCGTGTAATTGGTCAGCTTGTTCTTGCTGTTTATTGTAACGATTAAAAAAGTCCATTGCTTTTTGCTGCTCTTGAGTTACACCAGGACGTAATTTAATTTCATCGTAGTATTTTACTTTCAAGTCATCTAGATACGTTCTAGCTTTAGCAACTTCTTCTTTAAATGATAACTTTTTCTTTCGTATATCTTTTTCCTCATCTACATCCTCGTCCCACGTAAAATCTTCTAATATAAGATCTACATCGTCTGAGTCTAAATGAGGTTTATTTTTTCTGTAATATTCTTTTAACAATGCTTTCTCATCTACATTAGAATAGTCAGCATTTAATCTGACATAGTCTTCTACAGTACCACCTGTATCTTCCATAAAGCTTACTAGTTTTTCTACGTTTTCAGGTAATTTTTTACCTAATACTTGCTCATCTCTTTTAGCTTCTTTTACCTCAGCTTTAACTTGTTTTACTTCTTCTTCAGTTACTTCTTTGATTGGAGAAAACCCTTCAGTAGTCTCGTTGGACTTTTGTACAGGTTCTCCCATCTTTGTGCTATCTCCGGATGGTTCTTCCACAGGTATTTTCTTTGCTTCTCCGATTTGAATGGCATCGTCTTCTTTCTTAATTTCTACTTTTTTAACATCAGGTTCTACTTCAATTAAAGGTTCTTTTATATTAACCTTTTGAACTTCTTGATTTTTATTACCTAATTGTTTTGGTTTTTTAGGTTTGTCTTTACCTTTTAAAGTAAACTCACCTTCTTGCCTAGCCTCTACGGCTGCTTTTTTTTCTGACATAATATAATATAATTAAATAATTAATACTAAATGGTAGGTCCTGCTTGCATTTCAAAGTTTATTGGATTACTATCATTTTTTCTTTGAGCAATCATTTTACTTTGCTGGGTTCCTTCCATTTTTATTCTTTCATCTTTACGATTTTCTCTTTGCTTTTCTCTGTTAGTTACACTTGATTCTTGAAGTTTAGCTAACTCCATAGAATTTCTATGCTGCTGCATCATTTTCTGTTGATCAAGTTGAGCTTGTAACTGCATTCTATCTTTTTCAAACTCACTTTTAGCTTTTTCATATTCTACATTTGAACCAGATATAGCTTGTTGTTTTTGCACTTCAGCCATAGCTGTTTTTTCAGCAGCCGCTGCTTGCGCTTCTGATTGAGCTTGTATATTAGCTTGTTGATTGGCTTGATCTTGCTTAGCTTTTTCTTTACGTTTTACTTTTAACATTTGATTAGCTAATTTAAGATTTTTTATTTGTCTTAAATCAATAGCATCTTCAACATCTATATTACCAGACTGTAAAGCAACTTGTATATTAGCTTCTAATTGTTGTTTTTCATCTTCATCTGGTTCTAGCTCTAAGAAAATACCAAAATCATGAATGTTTAAATTAACAACTTCATCTAAAGTTTTTATGTTATAAGTTGATATAGAGTTTTGTAATGACGATCTAGTTAGTGGAAACTCTAAAGCATCAGCAACTTTTAAGCTTACATTTTCTGCTAATTTAAGAGTTAAAAATAAGCTAGACTGAGTAATATGTCTAGTTGCTACATTAGATGCGTTAGCGGCTAGTTTCTGCAATCCTACAAGCGTGTTACGGTCTGGTAAACTACCATCTCTTGCTTCATTTAGTCCAGTCACGTCTCTAATCATCTGTAAATAGTATTGATACGTGCTTATTAAGCTTTGTATTTTACCTTGACCAGTTGAAGCACTTAATTCTTGTATAGGTACTTTACCTGGATTCATATCACCTTCTTGAGTTAATGATCTACCAACAATACTACCTGTTTGAAAATACATGTTTAATGCTTCAGCAGGATTATAATTAGTACCATTACCTAAATCAACTTCAGCAAGTCCGTCCATATCTAAGTAAACACCATCTGGTACCATACGAGATATAACTTGTTG